TGGCGGGTACATCACCCCGGCGAGGTTCGCGGTGGACGAAATCACGTTCGCCCATGACGTAAGCGCCCGCCAAGAATCGTTTGACCCGTCCCTCACCCCATACTTAATGCCGGTGCTTGAGCAGTGGGATTTCCGCGGCAAGGGGCATCGGGAAATTGTGGTGATGGGGGTCGAGCAGACGGGCAAAAGCCTGTCATGGATGACGGGGTTGATATGGAGCTTCGAGCATGAGCCGTGCTTGAGCATGGTTGTCTATCCGTCGGATGACAAGTGCGACGAGGTGAACCGCTCCAAACTGCAACCCATCATGCGCTCGGTGCCACGGCTTGCGGCGGGCCTTGCCGCCCCCATGTCGAAGGCCAAGAACCGCTACAACTTCCCGACGTTCATATCCTACTTCCAAGGCGCGGTGGAGAGGATCAGCGCCCACTCGGCACGGATACGGATAGCCGACGAGGTTGACGACTGGCAGCAGGTAGAGGGCAAGGAGGAGTCACCGAAGCTCGAGGACTTGCGCAAGCGAGGGCGCACGTTCGATGATTCCATGCTGGCCATCGTCAGCAGTCCGAAGGGCAACAGTCCGATCATAGCGCCGGAGTTCAAGAAGACGAGCCAGGGCTACTGGCATCTTCGGTGCAAGGGGTGCGGTGAACTTACCATGCGGAGCGCCGATGTCCACCACCTCCAGTTCGAGACCACCGGCGACGGCGGCAAGGAACCCAAGCAGGCGGTACCGGGATCGGAGCGGCTTACCTGTCCGGCCTGCAAGCATGAGCACGTGTATGCCGACGCCCGCGAGATGAACATGGGGGGCGGGTATGTCCACAAGGTGCCGGAACTGGTGGGCAAGCGTACGGGGTTCCAGTGGGGCGCGTTGGCTTCGCAATGGGGGTCGCTCGACTGGACTTACATTGCCGAGAAGCAACTGGCGGCGTCATCCCGTGGACTGGTTCGCGACCAGGCGAACTTTGACAACAGCATACGCGGCCTGCCGTTCCGGCCTCGGAGGATAGACGCTCCGGCGGTGGTAGCCATCGAGTCTCACCGGGGGCCGCTTCCGGCGGTTGATGATATCGAGGCCGTGCTGTTCGCGGCTGACACGCAGGACGATTGCTTCATGTGGATAGCCCGTGCCGTCCTCAAGAACGAGTCAACGGCATTGGTGGGGCATGGCAAGGCGGCGACCATCACCGACCTCGACGCCGCGCTCCGCGCCGAGTACATGGGCGTTACCCCGCTGCTTGGCATCATCGACGAGGGGGGCCACCGCGCCAAGGAGGTGCAGGCATTCGTCTTCGAGCGGGCCGGGCTGTTGTCCTACAAGGGCAACCCGCGCATCGGCAAGCGGTGGACTATCAGCAGGGAGAATGCAAAGCTCCTGCTGGCCATGCCGTCCACCTACCAGGCCGAGCTGCTCTACTACGTCTACACGCAGGACGACAGGGAGAAAGCATACTGGTACCTGCCCGAAGATATTGACATGGAGTATATCAAGCAGTTAGCCGCCGTCCACGAGAACGCCCGCATCCGTGGAGGAGACCAGTATGAAAACTGGCAGGCCACCGGCCCAGATCACTTCTTTGACTGCGAGAAGATGTTCCTCGCGTTGGTGGACTACGCCAAGGCCAACATACCGGCCAAGCACTGGCGCTCCGGCTCGCCGGCATGGATGCCGAAGGCAAAGCCACCGAAGCTAAAACCGCGCCGGCATGGCAGCACTGGCGGCTGGCTTTCCCGATAGATTTAGTTGACGCTCCGCTAAAGTAAAAGGCGCGGAGTGTCGATATGGCTGCTGCTTCTGTTCCGTCCGTCGAGCCGACTTCCTTCCATGTCGGCGACACCGTCACCTGGAAAATCAGCGTCGGCGACTACTCGGCGGCTGACGGCTGGACTCTCAAATATTCGCTGGTCAACGCCAATGGGCTGATCAGCATTTCGTCTGCCGCGTCCGGCTCCGACCACTTGGTTGAGTTGTCCGCCGCGACCACCGCCGCGTACATTCCCGGCGAGTACTCGTGGACTTCATGTGTCGAGGGCGGTTCGTCAGAGCGCTACCACATCGGCTCCGGCACCATTACGCTAGGGGTCAACTACTCCGCACAAACACAGTACGACGCCCGCTCCTGGGTAAAGATAACCCTCGACGCCATCCGCGCCCGCCTCTCCGGCAACGCCAGCACCATGCAGCTTGCCCGTCGCGTCGGAGACCTGTCTGTCAACGAGATGAGCCTGGCGCAGTTGCTGGAGTCCGAGTCCACGCTTGCCGCCAAGTACGCGGATGAGAAGGCGGCTGACGACCTTACCAATGGCCGCCCACGCGCCACAAAAATCAAAACCGCCTTCGTGTCATACTAGGGGTGACCATGCGCCTATTCGGTTTAGAGATTGGCCGTGCCAAGAAAAACAGTGACGCCCGCAAGCGGAGCTTTGCCGCCGCGAAGGTGTCCAATATGGTGCGCGACTTCACCACATCGCTTGAGAACATCAACGAAGATATCCTCGGCGGGCTGCAAAACCTCCGCGCCAGAACGCGGGACAGGGCCAAGAACTCGTCATGGTTCCGCAGGTATCTCGAAACCAGCCAGCGGAACATTATAGGCCCGAACGGCATTCGGCTCAACGTCAGGTCAAAGAACCCCGACGGGAAGATGGACGCTACAGCCAACAGCAAGTTGGAGGCGGGCTGGAAGGATTGGGGCAGGGCGGAAAACTGCACCTCGTCCGGGGGGCTGACTTGGCATGATATCCAGTTGTTCGCGGTGCGCTCCATGAAGGTGGACGGGGAATTTTTTTTCCGCAAGGTGAGGGGCAACGTCAACCCCTACGGGTTCGCATTGGAGCCGCTTGACTCGGCCCTCTGCCCTGTGCAGTATTCGATAGACAAGGGCGCAACCAAGGTTGTACAGGGCATCGAGTTCGATTCATTCATGCGCCCTGTGGCATACTACTTTCACCGGAACGTGTCAAGCTGGCACACCAACAGCCAGCCGCCGATCCGCATCCCGGCCAATGAGATTATCCACGGGTTTGTGACCGAAGGGGCCGGACAGGTTCGCGGGTTCCCCGACGCCTGCGGCGCATTGCTTTCACTCCACATGCTAGACAGGGTTAGTGAGGCCGAGGCAATCGCCGTCCGGTTGTCGGCCTGCAAGATGGGGTTCTATGAGCAAGACAACGGGGCCAACGCGCAGACGCTTGCAGACGAGGCTTCGGCGGACGGCAGTGAATTGGTGTCAGAGATGGAGCCAGGCATCAATCAGATCCTTCCAAAGGGATTGAAGTTTAACGGGTTCGACCCCAAGCATCCAACCGCTAACTATGCCGCCTTCGTCAAGACGCAACTGCGAGAGGTCGCGGCGGGTCTACGCCTCTCCTACAATGACTTCGCCAACGACCTAGAGGGGGTGAACTTCTCGTCTATTCGCGGCGGAGTCCTGGCCGAGCGCGACAGCTGGATGGTTCAACAGCAGTGGTACATAGATCATCTCTGCCGCCCAGTCTACGGGGAATGGCTGAAGATGTTCCTGCTCTCCGGTGTGTCTGATTTACCCATGACGAAATATGACAAATTCCACGCCGATAACTGGTTGCCGCGCCGGTGGCAGTGGGTTGACCCCCTCAAAGACGCTAAAGCCAACCAGCTCATGCGCGAGATGGGCTGGAAGTCCGATAGTCAGATAGTCGGCGAACATGGCAACGACCGCGACGAGATTCTACAGCAGATTGCCGCCGATGAGCAAGAGGAAGTAGAGATGGGCGTATCATTGGGGGTAAGCCCCCCAATCGCGCCAGATGATTCAGTTGACAACCCGCCACAGAATGAGGAGCAGTAGTCATGCCGAAAATTGAACGCAAGAGGATTCCAGTCCAATTCAGGACGATGGAAATCGCCGCCCGCGAGGACACGAAGGAAACTCGTACCATCGACCTTTCATTCTCCAGCGAGGAGCCATATGAAAGAAGCGACGGTATCGAAATTCTCGACCATTCGCCGGAGGCGGTAAACCTCTCCCGGTTGAATAATGGAGCGCCGCTACTGGTTAATCACTGGATAGATGATCATGTCGGCGTAGTGGAAAACGCCCATATCGACGGTGATCATCGTGTTGGTCGCGCTACTGTGCGGTTTGGCAAGTCTGCCCGCGCCAAAGAGATTATGGATGATGTGATCGACCGCATCCGTCAGCATGTCAGCGTTGCGTATCGCGTCACCAAAAAGGTTGTTGAGAAGGCTGAAAATGGCATCGAAACATACCGCGCCAGTTGGTTCCCGCTTGAAATTTCATTCGCCTCTATTGCCGCCGATGACCACGTGGGGCCGGGGCGCAACGAAGAACTTAACCAGGACAACGAGGTTGAGGTTGTACGTCTAGACCCCGCCCCCGTGGAAACGCCCGTGGATGAACCGGAAGCGGCGTCGCCCGCCGAAGGCACGGAACCGCCCGCGCAGGACGAGGAAAAGCCCGAAGCCAAGGCCGAACCCATCACTATCACCAAAGAGGAAAAGACCATGAGCGAAGACAAGAAGATCGACGAAGTCAAGATCGACGAGAAGAAGCTTGAGCGCACCCGCGCTTCCGAGCTTCTCGCGATTGGCGAGCAGTGCGATTGCGCCAAGGAAGCCCGCACCGCCATCAGCGAAGGCACTTCCGTCGCCGACTTCCAGGGCTGGGTGCTGAAGAACAAGTTCAACGCCAAGCCGATGCCCTCTCCCGAAATCGGGATGAGCGAGAAGGACATGGATGAATGGTCATTCATCAAGGGCATCAAGCAGCTCTTGGAGGATGGCAAGGTGTCCGGGATCATCAAGGAAGCGTCCGACGCTGCTTGTAAGGTTTCCGGTCGCGCCAGCCGTGGATTCACGGTTCCCTACGACATCCAGAAGCGCGATGCCACCATCGGCACTGATGCCCAAGGCGGCTACACTGGCGCTGACAAGCTCCAAGGCCCGATGATCGAAGCCCTGCTCAACGAAATGATCGTCCCGAAGCTGGGCGCGACCATCCTCAATGGGCTGGCCGGCAACACCGCCATCCTGATTCCGCGCAAGTCCGCGACTGCCACCAGCTACTATGTCGCTGAAGCCGGAACCGTCACCGAGAGCCAATGGACGCTCGGACAGGTCAGCCTCACCCCGAAGACCATCGGCTGCTTCACCGACGTGACTCGCCAGCTGATTCTCCAGGGTGCGCTCTCGACCGAGCAGCTCATCCGCCAAGATCTGATGGAGAGCATCGCCCACGCCGTTGACCTTGCCGCGTTCTACGGCAACGCCGCCGGTACGACCACCCTGGCCACGCAGCCTATCGGCCTGCTGAACGACACCACGATCACCCGCACTGCCTTCGGATCGACCGCCCTCGGCGCGGTGCCGGACTATGCGGAACTGATCGGGATGCAGACGACCGTCGGTGCCGCCAATGGCTGGGGCCAGAAGATGGCATATGTGACCAACCACAGCATTCGTGGCGTCTTGAAGACGACCCCGTCTTCGACCGCGATTGCCGGTCTTGGTTTCATCTGCCAGACCGAGAATGGCCAGGACTACATCGACGGCCTGCCGTTGTACGTCACTAACAGCATCCCCAGCACCATCGCGCTTCCCAGCACCACGCTCGGAGCCGTCGGGGCGGGCCTGCTGTTCGGAAATTTCCAAAACCTACTCGTAGGTTTTTGGTCGGGCGTCGATATAAAGCTCGACACCGCAACAGGTTCCGCCGCCGACATCACTCGTATCCTGGCCTTCCAGGACTTCGATGTGACGACCCGTCAGCCCAGCGCGTTCGTCCGTGTGACCGACGCGAAGGCCGCAACCACCTAACCGAAACGGCAACAACTCCCGGCGGGGCGATCGCCTCAAACCGCCGGGATTCCCTCAACGAATGGGCAAGAAGAGACAGGAGGAAAAGATGGCCGAGGACAAGGGCAAGGGCAAGGTGATGGTCACTGGCCTGTATGGCCTGTGCCACTTCCCGGAGATAGGGGGACTGGGCGAGGGGGAGCCGTATGAGGGCGCACCGCTTTGGACGCTGAACGACTGGCCGGGGTGCCTGTCAGCCAGATTCTACAAACCGGCTCGCATCTACAACGTTCACGACAATTTGCAAAAGACAATCGCCAACCTCGGTGTGGACTTTGAAAAGCACATCGGCCAGCCCTACGACGCAATGATAGAGAACGGCGTTGAGATAGTCCTGTCCGAGCCGTGCGACAGGTTCCCTGACGCCACCATCTACCCATTCGAGGAAGTGAAGCAGGCGCTGGGGGTTGGGAATTGGTTTTTCTCCAGCTCGATAGTCTACCAGTTGGGCCATGCGTTGTATGAAGGATACAGCACCATCGGTCTGCGCGGTGTG